TGATTAAATTTAATTGGGATACTGAACAATGATAGACGGCTCAGGAATTGCACAACCACATTTCTTTATAGGAGTTGTGGAAAATAATGATGATCCTTCCCACGAAGGAAAAATACAAGTGAGAGCTTTTGGCATTCACGGTACACACTCAGATATTAAGACTCCTGATTTACCTTGGGCTGTTTGTGCTTCAGGTAATTACGATCCAAATAATCCACCTCCACCTTTAAACTCTTTTGTATATGGAATGTTCCTTGATGGAAGAATGGCACAACATCCATTAATACTTGGTTTAATTCCTGGCACATACAATACAGAACTTGACCCAGAGAAAGATGGGTATGGAGTTATTGCCGCTAAAGACGGTGAATTACTAGGTGGTGATTTTGCTCCAAGAAACTTTAATGCTGCAGGTGGTCCTGATAAATTAGCAACAGGTGAAAAGTTATTAGAAACATACTTATTATCAATGGCAGCAAATAGAGTACATGACCAAAAGATTGCCGACTCTGATGATACTTGGTCTGAACCTCCACCAGCCTATGCAACAAAATATCCATATAATAAAGTAATCAAAACAAATAAGCATAGTATTGAAATAGACGATACACCTGGTGCAGAAAGAATTATGATTCATCACAATAGTGGTGCATACATTCAATTAGATAGTAAAGGTTCAGTATCGGAAAAAGCTGCTGCAGATCGTTATGAGATTAATATTGGAACAAAACACGAAAGCTCAGGTCATAGTGTTGTAACGATTAACGGTAATGCTCATGTATATGTAAAAGGTAATAAGACAGAAGAAATCGAAGGCGATTATAGAATGCTTGTTCATGGCAATGCCGAGTTTGGTGTTGGTGGACAAATGAATCTAAACGCAAGTGACCAAGTTCAGTTAAGAGGTGGTGATGTTAAGTTAGAAGCCAATGCAGGTATTATGACTGTCTTTGGTAAAAAGGAAATTCAGTTTGAAGCAACTAACCAATTAAACTTCGTTGCCAAGAACATTAAAAATACAGCATTAAGTACTTATGATGTATTTTGTACCAAAGCAATTAAATTATCTACACCAGGTGATATACATAACGCTGCTTCAAATATTATTAACCTAGCAAGTGGTTTAATACCTCCTACATTATTAACAGGAACATCAGTGCCAACGCCAGGATGGAGCTTAACAACACCTTCCATGCAAATTGCTTCAGTCACAACATCTCATACAGGAGTATTCAATACAACTGCTGTGAATACTCCGTCAGTTATTGCTACATCAGTCGCGGCAACAAGAGGTGACTTTACAACATTAGGTGCACCGTTGCCTTCGGGTCCTGTATCTTATAACGGAGCATATAGTGTACCAGTTGCTGCAGTTTCAATACCTGTTTTATTACCTCCTGCTGTTTCTGCACCTGCTGTTGCTCCTTTGCCTGGCATTACTTCAGGCTGGGCATATCCTACAGGTAATAGTCCAGAATTTATTGCTAAGATATTGAATCCTGTAAATGCTTTCTTATCTGTTATAGCTGACTTTACACCTATTGATTTCGGCGCATGGGGTATGACACCAGCTAAGATGCCTGAACCACCAAGCAAGTCAACGGCAATCGTTCCTAAAGGATATTTTGCTATGGGATATGCAAACGGATATCTTTCTCCGCTTGATGATTCGGCGATTGACCAAACAAGGATAGGAGGATAACATGGCAAAGTGTTTAGATCCTAATGACTTAGTTAGTAATAATAGTTTAGCCGCGGCAAACTTACCTGTCACAGATCCTCAAGGAAGATATACTCTTGCACAAATTGACCAAGTTGCTGCTGATATTGTTTCATCTATTGAAAGAGAAGCCGAAAGCAATCCACTTTCAAGAGCAGTAAATCAATATGGTAATGACATATATCGAGCAACTGATTACTTAAATGGATTATTAAGACAAAGAATTGGTGACCTAGATAGTTATCCTGACCTTTCTGAGAGATGGAGCAGAGGCAATATTTCTAATTTAGAAATGGCTGATTTTATTCAAGGATATAATTATACTCCTAATGGATTTTTAAATGAGAATGATTACAATAGATTAGCAAGAAACCTAGATGCTTATTATAAGAATGATTTTACAACAAGTATACTTGGTGGATTTTGTGATAGGTTTGATTCTATCTTTGCTTCTATTGATGCATTCTTTGATTTGATTGGAGAAGTTGAAGCACTCGTCGGACAAATTATTGACATAGCAAATAAACTAAGAACATATGATGGTATTCAACAATTATCAGTCGCTGCCTTAATACGACAATTAATTGAAGAAATTAAAAAGAAGATTACTGATACGATTGATAAAGTCTTTACCGAAGTACAAGATATTATTGATAACTTTGACCCTGCTGCTATTACTGAAGGATTTGATACATTCATTGATAAGTCAGTCGTAAAAGGTATTATGACAGCAAGAGAACAAACTTGTGCATTCTTTACTGACGAAAACAAAAAGACAATTAAGGATAAGGTAAAAGGATTAATTGATTATGCTGTAAGCTTATTTGAATCTCCTGGCATTGAAGAAATTCAATTCCTTATTGCTCGTATATGTGCATTAGCTGGTGGCATTGAAGCACTACTCAGGGACATTAATAAGCCCATGGATGATTATACAAGAAGGTATAGTACAATCGTTGACAGATTAAAAAGAATATCTCAAATCAATGAATCTACTGCTGTGAACGCAGGAGCCATAAGGTATTCTCCAACAACTAGGCAAGAGGTAATAAATAGATTAGAGGGTAGATGGACTGAGGTAGGTGGTACTGAAAGAACAAACACAGGAGAACCTGCCGTAAATATTCCGCCAATTACTGCGCAGGATTACAGAGATCTTCCTAGGTGTGGAAACGTATTTAAAAATACTGATGGGACATTTAGAATTGACAAGTCTGAAGAAGTATTTGATGAAAAAGAAGGCGACGGAATATATGCATATACGAGAGTTGACCTTGACGTTAAAGTATATTTAAAAAGGCTAAAAGAAACCACTGGTTCAAAGCCACTTACAATAACAAACGGCTGGGTAAGTAGAGCATATAATAAGAAAAAGAAGTGGGCTGAAGACAATTCACATTTAAGTGGAATGGTTATTGATATTAAGAAAGATATGACTGATGTTCCAAAGTTTATTGAAGATGCCTTTAAGTCAGGATTTAAATACGTTAAAGAATATGATGATTTCATTCACTTAGATTTAAGAGATGTAATATAAATGGCAATAGCAGATTACTTATCACCGAGAAAGAAGAAGCCTGAGCTTTATAAGGATTTCCACAAGGATCTTCGAGTAAGCCCAGTGTCAAAAGATCTTGCTTTGCTTAAAGACGAAGACGCGGTAAAAGACGCAATTAAAAATTTAATTTTAACCGACCGTGGTGAAAGACCTATGCAACCTTATTTAGGTGGCAGCATTAGAGAAATGCTTTTTGAGAATCTTACACCGGGTACGATGAAACTTATAAAAGATAGAGTAGCATCTACAATTCAAACATATGAACCAAGAGCACAATTAATTGATGTGTTTGTTTCAGGAGATCTTGATGCAGGTTCAGTTGTTGTAAAAATTACTTTCTATGTTCGTAATGCACAACAGCCGATTGAATTAGATGTTATATTAAAAAGGAATAGATAGAGATGGCAAATCCAAAAACTCCAATTACCGAATTAGATTTCGAGAGTATCAAAGATCAGTTTAAAGTATACTTGCAGACACAAACGCAATTCAAAGATTATAACTTTGAAGGATCTAACCTGTCTGCATTACTTGATGTACTTTCGTTTAACAGTTATCAAAATAACTTCTATACAAACATGGCACTTAACGAAATGTTTCTTGACTCTGCCGTCCTCAAGAACTCAATTGTTTCTCATGCTAAAGAATTAAATTATATTCCTAGATCACGTAAATCTTCTAAGTGTGTTTTAAACTTACTCTTAACTCTTCCTGGTGAAGAGCTAGGATCTCAAACTGCACCTGCCACAATTACTATTCCTAGATACTTTTCTTTATCTGCTACTCACCAAGGTGAAAGTTATAACTTTGTTACTGACCAAACATATACAGCAAAAAGAACAGCACCTGGTATATATCAAGCAGATGGTGTTGAAATGTTTGAAGGTGAAATGCTACAGAGTTTCCAAAGAGAAGGATTTATTGTAGACGCTGATGGAGTATTAAGAGTTTATTTAACAAACAACGAAGTGGATACTGATTCTATTGTTGTGTTTGTTGATGCTGAAGCAACCGACGATGCAAACGTATTCACAAGAGCAAATACCATTTATGGTGTTCAGCCTGAAGATAAAGTATTTTATTTAGAACCTTATCTCGATGATCGTTATTCAATTTACTTCGGTAAGAATCAGTTTGGTTTACAACCACAAGAGTTTGAGGATGTAAGAGTAAGATATAGAATCTGTTCTGGTGCAGAGCCAAACGGAGCAGGAAGCGGTGCAAGTGGAAAGAATGCGTTTGGTAACGGAACAATTGATATAGAACAAGGTACAGTAACAGTATCAGTAGGACAAGTTGTTCAATCAGCTGCAGGTGGTCAAGAACGTGAATCAATGGAAAGCATTCGTTACTTTGCTCCTAAAGCATTACAAGTTCAAGAAAGAGCAGTTACAACAAAAGATTACGAAGTATTATTACAACAAGCATTCCCAGAAATTTCTGCGGTCTCTGCTTACGGTGGTGAACAATTAGATCCTCCTCAATATGGAAGGGTTGCGATTTCTGTTTACTTAAATGATGATACACAAATCATCTCTTCAACATTATCTAATTCTTATCTTGCTTATTTAAGAGAAAGGGCTCCGTTAGGAATTGAGCCTATCTTTAAACAGACCCAATTCTTATATGCTGATATTAATCTTACTGTGACATATACGAAAAAGAATACAGAAAAGAATGCTGATGAATTAGAATCTTTAGTAAGAACAGCAATTGCGAAATATTCAGATGACAATCTTGAAGGATTTGATAAATCTCTAAGAGTATCAAAACTGTCAAGTATTATTGATGGATTGGATGCAGGTATTGTAAGTAATGAAATGTCTATATGTCCAATTATTGAATATTCTCCACCACTCAATTTTAATACAAACCCAACATTTAGATTTGAAACTAAACTCGTTAAGCCTTATCCTTATAAAGCTGCGAATGGATTTACAAGTTACAAGCCTGCTATTAAGTCGACTCCATTTGACCAAGACGGTACTTGCGTATTCTTCCAGGATGATGGTAATGGAAACATTATGATTATTACTGATGAGGTAACTAATCCGCAAGTTTTAAATCCAACCGCAGGTACAGTTGATTATGAAAAGGGTGAAGTTAAATTAACTAATTTTAAAGTGGAATCATTTACAGGTAGTGCAATTAAAGTATCGGCGAAAACAGTAGAGGCCGATGTAAAAGCTCCACAAGGACGTGTGTTTATATTAAGAGATACAGATATTAAAGTTGTAATGGATTTAGAAGAATTCCAAACACCGATTGCTACGCAGTCGGCAACGAATCCTCCTAGCACAACAACTACATCGAGCTATTAATAAGAGAGAAGAATAATGCCTCAGGGTGAAATCGAAAAAAATATATCGCTTTTTATTAAGCGTCAATTCCCTGCCATTTATAGGGAAGATGGACCTGAGCTTGTTCAATTAGTAGAAGACTATTATAAGTGGTCTGAAACAGCAACAAATCAACACGTCTACCAACAAAGAAGATATTTTGAAACAAGAGATGTAGATACTACTTTGGAGAGTATGATTATATTCTTCAAGAAAAAGTTTCTTGCTGACCTTCCTCTTAAATCTGATATCATCAAATTCATTATTAAGAATATCCTTGACTTATATAGGTCAAAAGGTACTGCTCGTAGTATTGAATTGTTCTTTGCTATTTTCTATCAAGAACATGATATTGAAATTATATACCCATCAGAAAGAATGCAAAAAGTTTCTGATTCTGATTGGAAGCAAGGTGTATATTTACAAATGTTTCCAAACAATAATTTCTTTTTATCAAAATCAGGTAAAGAATATACTTACTTTGATTTATTAGCTCGTAATATAGAAGGAAGTATTACAAAAGCAAAGGCATCAGTAAGGTCAATTAACTTCTTTATTTTAAATGGTGTAAAAACTCCTGTGATGTATCTTGATGGAATTCAAGGTTCATTTAAAAAGTACGAAGACATTCTTTGTAATATTAATGGAGAGGTTGTTGCTTTTGGTAAAACGAATGGATCATTATCAAAGTTTACTGTCGTTGAAAGAGATTCAAGAAAGAATGCAGCAGGTAGAAAAGTCGGTGAAATCTTTGATGTATTACAAAAAGATGGTTATGCTGGTAAAGCAATCGTAACAAAAGTAACCGATGAAGTATCTGGGCAAATAGATTACGACCTAGTAGATGGCGGATACGGTTACACAATTGATAATACGAGATTAATAGTTTCTGACCAAGTTATCATTCTTGATAATAGTGAAGACGGATATAATCAACCATTTATTATTGGTGAAACATTAGACGACGGAAATGGAAACGAAGGTACGGTTGTAGGACAAAATTTATCTACGGTTGGTTTGAAGATGACCGCAGGTCAAGAGATTACTCCGAACTCAACTGTATCAACAAATAGAGGATCTAACGAGATAACGATTGACCTTACCGCGACAGGAAATACTTTATCTGCCAAAAACAGTTCTTCACCAGGAGACTTATATCCTGACACAAGTGATACTGATGATGTAATTGTTACAGGATTAACTGATACGTCGGTTGCTTCTGTTATAACAGACGTTATAACACCTCACTTGGCAACGGTTCTTAATGCGGCTGATTACGAAGCTAACGCTCCTATGTCAGGTACCGCTTCACCAGTTAATTTATCAACTCCAATTGACCAAGCGTTTGATATTCAAGATTTAACTATTGGAAGAATTTCAGGATTTGCCAATATCAACCCAGGTGCTGATTATAACTTTGATGTATTTGCGATTGCACAAGATTCATTAGTTAAGAATCTTGATAGAAAGAATCAGCTTGTTAAATTCAGTGATGCTGGTGATGCAGGTAGTTTTGATATTGGCGATAGAATTAAAGGTGCAACAAGTAACATCTTCGGTGTTGTTAAAGATATTAATCAAAATGCTGGTGTAGTTACAATTACACCATTTAATTATAGCGGATTAAATTCAGACGAAAATATTGTATTAGCAAACAATCCAAGTTTCCAATTTAATGTTGCTGTTATTTCAAATGATTATAATAGTCAAGAAAGATTTGGTGATAATGCAGTTATTAATGCAGAGACAGAATTTGCGATAGGAAAAGTTCAAGAAGTAAATATTTTAAACTCAGGATTTGGATATGTTGAATACGAAGTTCCTGACGACGAACTTGAAAGGTTTGACCAAGGTCTTGGTGAATTAAGAACAGCAAATAATGACTTTATTGCTTACGGTATTATCGAAGCTGAAACACAAGGTAAGACAGAAGGTTACTGGGCAGGTCAAAATTCTCATTTAAGTGGTTATAGAATACAGCCAGGACAAACTGCGAATACACAATTAGAATATTACGATTCAGGAATGAGAATCCAAGATAGTGATTTCTTCCAAGAATATTCTTATCAAGTTAAATCGTCTCTTCCTTTACAAGAATACGAAAAGTTATTAAAAGAAAATGTTCACCTAGCAGGTACAAAACTATTTGGTGATTTTATTTTCAAAGCATACGCAGGTGGAACAATTAAACCTAGGTTCTTAAGA